CCTCAGCGTGCGCAATGTCATATCAACAAAAGGGGGTCAAAAGTGCCACCGCCGAAAAAACCGACCGCTTTGCATCTCATCGAAGGGACCGGCAGAAAGGACCGAATGAACCCTTCTGAGCCAAAGCCAAAGGTAGAAATTCCAGAAGCGCCGAAGCATCTCAGCAAAGAGGCCCGGGCCGAGTGGGATCGCATCACGCCGCTTCTTGAAAAACAAGGCCTAGTCACTCATCTCGATCGCGCAGCCCTTGCCATGTACTGCACCGCATGGGGTGATCACGTCAAGGCCCAGAACATGATCCGCAAACATGGGACCGTGGAGAAGACTAGCAACGGGAACCTCATTCAATCGCCTTACGTGAGCATGAGCAACCACGCGATGGAGATCGCCCGTAAGCTGCTGGCGACGTTCGGCATGACGCCGGCGGATCGGTCGAAGGTTTCGGCAGCTCCGAAGGTTCCAGACGCTCCCGGCGCGAAGGACAAGGGCCGGTTTTTTAAATGACCGACCGTGCCACCACCTACGCCCTCGCCGTCACCTCTGGCAAGATTGCCGCCGGTCCCCACGTCCGCGATGCCTGCAAACGTCACCTGGACGACTTAAGGACGGCAAAAGACCGCGGCCTCTGCTACGACAAACACGAAGCGGCCGAGGCAATAGCCTTCTTCGAGGAGTGCCTCTGCCTCAACGGTGGACAGTTCGAGGGTAAGCCCTTCCTCCTCAACGGTTGGCAGGATTTCGTCACGGGAAATATCTTCGGATGGAAGCAGCTTGTCGATGGAACCCGCCGTTTCCGAGTGGTCTACATCGAAACGCCGAAAGGAAGCGGCAAGAGCCCCCTCTGTGCAGGGATCGGCCTCAAAGGTCTGGTGGCTGACGACGAGCCGCGCGCCGAGATCTACGCTGCAGCGACCTACAAGGACCAGGCGATGGTCCTCTTTCGTGACGCGCTCGCCTTCTACGATCAGTCTCCGGAGCTCCAGTCTCGATTGACCGCATCCGGCACAGGGGCGAACCGCTGGAACCTTGCCTATCTCGATAAGGGCTCTTTCTTCCGCGTCATCAGCTCCGAGAAGAAAGGCCAATCCGGTCCCCGCCCTCACATGGCGCTCCTGGACGAGATCCATGAGCACCGAGACGGCACGGTTATCGAGATGCTTAGGGCCGGTTTCAAATTCCGCCGGCAACCGCTTAGTGTAATGATCACGAACAGCGGACACGACAAGACAAGCGTGTGCTGGGAGTATCACGAGATGGGGGCCAAGGTCTGCGCGGGGCAGATCGTCAACGATGAGTTCTTCGCCTACATCTGCAGCCTGGATGAAGAGGATCTTGTCGATGCAGACGGCAAGCCTGACGACCACTTCCTAACCGACGAAAACCTGTGGCCGAAAGTGAATCCCTCCCTGAAACCGAAAGGCAACCGTGGGCCGGATGGCGAGCTTGACGAAGGTATCCCCGGCTATAGCTACATCCGCGGCCAAGTAAACGAGGCGCTCGGGATGCCTTCAAAGATGGCGACCGTCAAGAGGCTGGCGTTCTGTCTCTGGACTGAGGCGGACAATCCTTGGATCTCCTCCAATGCGTGGTTCGCCTGCGAAGACAAGGAACCCGTCGACCTCACCGGCCGCCGTTGTTGGGGAGGGCTCGACCTCTCCGCAGTGAACGACCTGACCGCATTCGCGCTGATCTTCGAACCGTCCGCAGATGACCCTTTTTGGCGCCTCAAAGTCTGGTTCTGGATACCCGGTATCGGCCTGGTGCAAAAATCGAATCAGGACCGCGTGCCCTACGTCGCATGGCGTGACGCCGGATATCTGACCGCCATCGACCGGAAAACGATTGATTACGAATTCGTCATCACCGACCTGGTGAAGATCCTGGAGCCCTTCGACTGCGAGCAGATCGCCTTCGACCGCTGGAACATTGCCAACTTCAAGAAGGACGTCGACCGGCTCGGCGTGGAACTGCCGGAGCTCGAAGAATTCGGCCAAGGTTTTCAGTCGATGGGGCCCGCCGTCAAACAGTTTGAGCGGATGATGGACGGTAAACTGAAGCACGACGGCAACCCGGTTTTGACCTGGTGCGCGGCGAATGCTGTAGCCGTCGAGGACCCGGCGGAAAACAAGAAGCTTGATAAGAGCCGGTCGACAGGAAGGATTGACGGAATTGTGGCCGCGGTTATGGCTGCAGGGATATTGGACCCAGAGGCCGGACAATGCGACACCCGCATCCGCTTCCTGTGAAAACAGTTGACATTCCCGCCAAATAAGCATATTGAGTAGCCTACTGTGTAGCGGGTGAGTAGGTTTTGCTCACTGGACCGTCGTTGAGACAGGGCCAAAATGAAAAAAGTTCTCTCCTCTATCGACCTGCAAGACGTTCAGCTCGTATCCGGCATTTCCATGCTCGGCTACGGGCTGCACTGCGTTTACCCCCCTGCGGCGTTTATCGTCGTCGGCTCCCTCTTTCTCTCCCCCGCAGTCCTGCCGCCGCTGTTTAAGGCGTGGAGGGCCAAGTAATGGGCCTCCTTTCGCGCATGTTTGAGGCACGCTCAGCATCCTATTCACCCAAAGATCCGGCCCTGGCTGAAATGTTTGGCGGACGCCCAACGGTGTCCGGTCAGCACGTCACCGCCGATTCCGCGTTGCGCGTTTCCGCCGTCTACGCCTGCGTGACCATCCTCGCCCAGACCGTCGCCATGTTGCCAAAGCACGTCAAGGCATTGCGTGAGGATGGCGGCAAGGATCTACTCCCGGCGCACAGCCGGTACAAGCTTATTCATAACCGCCCGAACCGCTGGCAGTCCTCTTTCGAGTTTTTCGAGATGATGGAAGGTCATAGGCTCCTGCGCGGCAACGCCTACGCCAAGATCGTCTTCAATCCCGGCCGTCAGCAAAATGAACTTGTCCCGATACACCCTGATCATGTGCATCCGTTCGTTGTCACCCCTGAAGGCGTGGCCTATTACATGTCGGACGATTCCCCTTGCCCGACTGCCGGTTCAACGCTCTGGTATCAGTACTTCCCACAAAACGGCGGCACTGAGATTTTGAGCGCAGAGGATGTGCTGCATATTCGGGGCTACTCCGTCAACGGTATCGTCGGCCTGGGCGTCATCAAGCGCGCCGCAAGAGAGGCCATAGGTCTAGCAATGGCCGCAGAAGAACACGGCGCGGCCATGCTCAACAACTCTGCGAATGTGCCGGCCGCGATCAAACACCCGAAGAAGCTTAACGACGATGCCTTCAAGCGGCTGAAATCGGACCTCAGGGCGGGCGGGGAATACGCAGGCTCAAGCAACGCCGGAAAGACCATCCTGCTCGAAGACGGCATGGACATCGTCAAGCTCGGCATGACCGCCGACGAGATGCAGTACCTGGAGACGCGCAAGTTCCAGGTTGAGGACATCGCCCGCATCTTCAACGTGCCACTGATCCTGATCGGCCACGGCGACAAGGCGCCGACCTATGCCAGTGCGGAACAGTTTTTTATGAGCTTCAAAGTCCACACCGTACAGCCTATTGTGGTCCGATGGGAAGAGGCGATGATGCGCAGCCTGCTCTATCCATCCGAAGTAGGCCGCGTGATCATCGACTTTGACCTTGATTCCATGATGCGCGGCGACGCAGCTGCACGAGCCCTTTATCTTCGCGCCCGCTTTGAAATGGCCTCCATGACTCCGGACGAGGTGAGGGTTTACGAGGGCGAGAACCCGACAGGCAAGGAAGAGGCTGCACGGCTGTATCTGCAGTCCGGAATGATGCCCGCGAGCATGGCCGGGTCAAAGCCGCTGGCTCCCGGCGACAAAAAAGAGGTGAAGAAATGAACAAGCCCACACTCCCGAGTAAAGAGCGCCGCGCTGTAGCAATCGAGATACGGATGGATGGGACAGGGGAGGGCGAAACCCCGATGATGCGCGGCCATGCAGCCGTCTTTGATTCCGCGTCGGCGCTGCTTTGTGGGTGTTTCCGCGAGGTCATCAAGCCTGGCGCGTTTTCCGACGCCCTCAAAAGCTCGGATGTCCGCGCGCTGTTCAACCATGATCCCAATCTGATCCTGGGCCGCACGTCCGCAGGTACGTTGAGAGTTGTTGAAGATGCAACGGGCCTCGCAATAGAGATCGACCCGCCCGAAACCACCTACAGCCGCGATTTGCAGGTATCCATGAAGCGCGGCGATGTGAAGGAGATGAGTTTCGGGTTCACCGTTGCGGAAGACGGCGAAGAGTGGACCCGCGACCCTGACGGCAGCGGCAATTGGACGCGCACCATTACCAAGTTTGATCGGCTATGGGACGTCTCACCTGTCACCTTCCCCGCCTACGCTGAAACCGACTGCGCCATGAGGTCACTGGAAAAGATACAGGCGGCAGAAGTGCCGACCGTTGATAATAGCAACGTCAGAATGAAAATCGACATAGAAGCCGCCGCACTATAACCCCGAAAAAAGGACCATCGTGAGATAGGCCCGAAGGAGAAACAACCATGTCCGTAAAACTCCGCGAAATGCTGGAAAAAAGGAATCGCGCCGTCACCGAGGCTCGCTCCCTGGCTGACAAGGCCGACACTGAGAAAAGAAGCCTCACCGATGACGAGAAACGGCAGGTAGACACGCACCTGAAGGAAGCGGGCGACCTGCGCGAATCCATCGACCGTGAAACCAAGATGCAGGAAGAGGAGCGTTCCGCCGCAGCTCTGAGCCTGCAAACCACCGAAGAACTGCGCGGCAAGGCTCCCGACAAGGACGCCGAACTGCGCACCGTCGCTTTCCGCAAGATGATCCTCAATGGGGCGCAGTCGCTCTCTTTCGAGGAGTCCCGTTCGCTCATGGCAAACAACGAGGTTCAGGGCGGATTCCTCAACGCTCCGCAGGATTTCACCGCGTCCCTCATCGCCAAGGTCAAAGATTCCGTCTTCCTGCGTGGGCTTGCTACCTCCTTCACCACCACCAGCGCAGAGGGTATGGGCTGGCCTTCCCTGGATGCCGATCTGGACGATTTCGAGTGGTCGGACGAAATCAAAGAGGCTCCCGAAGATGAAGCTCTCCGCTTCGGCAAGCGCGAGCTGAAGCCGCACCCTGTCAAGAAACTCATCAAGGTTTCGGACAAGTTCCTGCGCACCGCCGCGATCAACCCCGAGTCCATCGTCATGGACCGCGCAGCCTACAAGCGCGGCGTCACCGAAGAAAAGGCGTTCCTCACCGGCACCGGCAATAAGCAGCCGCTCGGGATCTTCACCGCGTCCGCGCAGGGCATCAACACCGACCGCGATGTTGCTTCCGGCGCGGCTACCGGCTTCACCGCCGACGGCCTGAAGCTGATCAAGTACAGCCTCAAAGCGCAGTACATGACCAAAGCGCAGTGGCTGTTCCATCGTGACGGCGTGGCGAAGATTGCAACCCTCAAGGACGGCAACGGCCAGTACATTTTCGAGATGGCCGAAGCTCTCGGCGCGATGGACATCCTCATGGGCCGCCCGCTGAACATGAGCGAGTTCGCTCCCAACACCTTCACCACCGGCCAGTATGTCGGCATGTTCGGTGACTTCTCCTGGTACTACATCGCCGACTCCCTCAACCTGCGCATCAAGCGTCTCAACGAGCTTTACGCAAGGACCGGCCAAGTCGGATTCATCTTCGATAGCGAGACGGACGGTATGCCGGTCCTCTCCGAAGCGTTCGCCCGCATCAAAACCAACTAACCCATGACGCGCCCCTGAAATATGGGGCGCAGAGGAGATAGATATGAACCTCTTGCAGAATGTGAAGGTCGATCAAGTCCTGGGCTACTATGCCGCAGGAACCACCAAGCGAACCAGCGACATCATCGACATGGCGAACTATGACGGCGTGATGTTCGTCTTCGAGCTCGGCACCGTTCTTGAGAACGGCACCATCGACTGCTTCGTTGAGCAGAACACCGCCAACGCAACCAGCGGCATGGCGCGACTCGCTACCACCACCGTTCACACCGTGACCGCCGCAAACGCGACGGCGGCTAAATCGGCCATCGTGGTTGACGTGTTTCAGCCGCAGAAAAGGTATCTGCAAGCGAACATCACGCCCGCCGTTGCCAACGCCGTCATCCTGGGGATCACCGCAATCCGCTACAGTGGCCGCGTCAAACCGGACGCCAACGCCGGACTGCTGAAATCCACTCAGCTCATCTCGCCCGCACAGGCGTAACACACAGCCGACAGGGGAGGGTTAACGCCCTCCCCTCTTTGGAGGAACTATGTACAACGGAAAAGTCTACAGGGCGCAGGGCGGCGATGAGCTGGTGGTGGCAACGGGCGGCAAGATCACCGCAGACGGAACACAGGCCGCACACATCGCCGACGTGGATGCAGCGGCAGGTGCAGCACCCGACAAGGCCGAATTCGACGCACTCGCAACCAAGTTCAACGCACTTCTCGCCGCGCTGGAAGGTGTCGGCATCCTGGCGGCTAGCTAGGGAAAGGAGCGCGACATGAAAAAGGCGTTAATCCTCATCTGCATCATCTTCGCCGCGACTCTCGCATTTGCGGCGAAACCGGAACTCCCCACGGATGGCACAGGGGTAAAGGTTCACGACTTCGCCCCCTCCGGTCAAAAGTCCGTCGCGCTAACCGTCAACTCGCAGACCATCAACGCGTCCGATGATCTGCGATACAGCGTCTACAGCCCGACCGCTTGCATCTTCCGCATGATGACCACGGCGACGAAATCGGGTATTGCGCACACGCTGCCGGCGAACGCTGTAACCGCCCGCGCCGTCAACCCTGCTACCCCTTTCCTCAACTTTTCGGGCTGCACATCCGGCGAACTACAGAGGCAATAATGGCGCTCAAGCTCGTAACGCCCCCCACAGTAGAACCGCTCACCATGGCAGATGTCGAGGCGCAGACACGCGCCGATTTGACCACGGAATCCGAACTGGTTGAGGGGTACATATCGGCAGTGCGGGCCCGGGCAGAGGTCGAACTGCGGCGGGCGATCTTGGCGCAGACGTGGGACTTGGTACTTGACGCTTTCCCCACTTCGACCGCTCGTAACCCTTATGCCGCGCTCGAAATCAACCTTCCCCCGCTGCAATCCATCACGCACATCAAATACCTGTCCACCGACAACGTGCTGACCACTCTCGCCGCGTCGGAGTATGTCGTGGACCTCGACAGCACGCCGGGAAGGGTGACGCCTGCATACGGCAAAGTGTGGCCGTCAACGCTCGATTACCCCGGCGCGGTGCGTATCCGCTTCGTGGCTGGCTACGGCGATGAGGTCATGGACGTGCCGCAGTGCATCCGCCATTGGATGTTGATGAACGTGGCGACCCTCTACGAAAACCGCGAATCACTGACCATCGGCAACGGTGGAGTGATTGAACTGAAAACCCTTGCCGACTCACTACTTGATCCGGAACGTTGGGAGGTCCGACTTTGAACAGCAGCCACATAGAGCCATGCACGGATGTGACCGAATTGAAAACGACCGTAAGCAACGCAAGATGGGCGCTCGCAGCCGCAGCGGGCATCTTCTGCCTGATCTTCTCCTTTTTCGGATGGGTAGCCAACGACAACCTTGCAGGGATCAGGAGCGACCTCAAAGAAGCAAAGGGTATGCTCCAATCCAACCAGCTCGTAATCGAGCGCATCAGGGCGGATGTGGACTACCTGAAGTCGTGGAAAACTGACGTCGATCTGCGCATGAGGGCGAGATGAAAGCCGGTCAACTCCGCCACAGGATCACCATCCAGCAACTCTCCACTACCCGCGACGATTACGGCGGAGTGGTCGAGGCGTGGGCCGATTTTGCCACTGACATCCCCGCATCGGTGCAGCCGCTCTCAGGGCGCGAATTGATAGCGGCGCAGGCAGCAATGAGCACGGTAACGACCAAGTTTGGAATGAGGTACATCCAGGGCGTAACGGCGGCAATGAGGATTGTGTTCGGCGGGGAGGTCTATAACATGCTTCCCCCGATAGACCCTGAAATGCGCCACAAAGAGCTGATCATCATGGCCGGAACGGGACTTAACCAGGGGTAGCTATGGAACCGGCAAATCACAAACTTAATATCTACATCGGCGCCGACTTCGAACAGAGCTTTGTCCTCACTGTCGGCGGCGTTGCTATGGACCTGACCGGCTATTCCGCAGAGTCTCAGATCCGCGACACTCACGGGCGGCTGATTGCAGATTTGGCCGTTGCGGTTGAAGCGGCAGAGGGCCGAGTGACTGTAAGCCTCCTCCGTGCAGACACTGCACTGATACAACGCAGCTCCGGTGAATGGGATTTATTCCTCATCAACCCAAGCGGCAAGGCTGAACCGTATATCTCCGGCTCCGTGGAATTCTGGCGCACATCAACGGTGGTGGCTGATGCCTGATATCGAGATTGCAGTTGAGACGACGAGCGTAATCACGGTTGAGGTCGAGCGAACCGGGCCACAGGGACCGGGCGCATCCGTTTTGGGCCGCGCACTCTCCGGGGAAGCTATCACGCTGTACGGACTCGACAACGGCGCGGGACTCCCTGGCGCAGTCCTGCAAGCGCAGATTGACGCCTATATCGCAGCGGGAGTGCCGGAAGCCGCTATAGGATGGTGGAGTACTGGCACTGAAGCGGCGGGCGGGGCTGTGTCGGATTCGATGGGAAGTCTCGCGCTCACGGCGTCGGCAACCTTGGCACTCTCCGCACTCTCTGGCGTGCAAACCGCCTCAATGGGTGTACTATCCCTCACCGCTCCGGCAACCCTCGCCCTTGGCACTCTCGCAGGCGTGGAAGTCTCAGAAGGATCCGCCTCTCTCGGCGCTCTCTCCCTGACCGCATCGTCAACTCTCTCCCTCGGCACACTCTCAGGCGCCCAGAATGGCGATATGGGCGCGTTGGGTCTGACGGCAGGGGCAACACTGGCACTCGGCATCTTGGAGGGTGTGGAGGTGGCAGGCGGCACGAATGCGTCGATGGGTGCGCTAGGCCTGACCGCACCGGCTACGCTGGCACTTGGGACGCTGGCTAGTGGATCACCAGTACTTGATGCCCCGACCCTCTCTCCGGTGATACCAGGTGATGGGGTCAACACCCTGACATGGAGCGCAGTATCCGGTGCTGGAGTTAGCTCATATCGGATTTACTGGACTTCTGACGGAAGTAACCCAACGAAGTCATCTTCTGTCATTACACCAGTCTCTTCTCCATATCAACACATTGGGCTGACGAACGGAATTACCTACAAATATGCGGTCACTGCCTCTGATGCAGCGAATCAGAAAGAGTCGGCACTGTCCAATGTTCTAAGCGGTACTCCTGCCGGTGCCTCTCTGGTCTTTAGCGATACGTTTAGTGAAGCTACTATAGATGCTGCCAAGTGGAACCCGATGGTGGTCACAGGTTCTATTACGAGTCCGGCTGCATCAATAGATGCAGGTAGACTGAAATTCACATGGAGTGGCAACATTCTGGTGGGTGGAAATCTTGACATGTTAACGGTACCTGAGTTCCAAGTTAACGCGAATATGACGAGAGTGGTTTTAACTCCCCTAAGTGCTTCCCCAAGCCCTACTGCCTCGTATTACTTTCGCATAGCAGGGAGTCTAAATTCATCAACTATTACATTGCAGAACTATGATGATGGCGAAATGTGGGGTGTATTGGTATTCCTAAACGGGGTTATGTCTATGGACATAGCGGAAACACACACCGACAACAACCCCATAGAGATCAAGATGCTTTCCAGAACATCTGTTCAACTTAAAATCTCTGGCAACACATTAAACAGTATTTCTATACCAGACATCGGTCCGACATATCAGTTAGGATTAGTAGCAGGTCCTTGGAGCGGATCGCCCACCTACTTTGACAATGTGGAGGTCTATCAGTAATGGTAATTTATCTGCATGTGAATATACACCATGGAAATCCCTGTAGGGTAGACACTAGGAGCTAGCAAATGGCCGTATCACTATACGCAGCAAGGGCAATAGGGGCTTCAGTATATGATGCATCTGTAGCGATATTAGGTATCTACGAACCTTACGTTGACGGTGCGCGGATAGGCTACACGTCTGGGGGCTTGCCAGCCGGATACACGGATAAATTTTACGCCCATCACATTACAATAACTCTGACCAACTATACAGACGCTATCCTTGCGGCAGAAACGACGAATGGGAACCTCACCACCATTACCCTTGCGGGTTTGGACAGTGGCCGAGATTACTTCGTGGCGTGCGTCAGGTTCGATGCAAGCGGGGCCGCCGTCGCTATAAGCCCCTGTGAAATTATCAAAACCGTGACAGACCGGATAGAAGTACTCCCACCTTTTGCGACTAAAACCGCAGATTGGTCCACCGCCAAGCTCAATGAGTGGTTTGTTCAACCTACTGCACCTTATGACAACAGCACCATGTTTTTCTCCTATTACAAGCAGAATGACGCTGAAATGGGAAACTATCTAAGGGTAATGGACGATCGCCCAATTTACGTCCTTGATGCCAATGAGACAGAAACGCCATTTACACACACATTTTCAGGTTTTGTCGGGTGCGATGGATTGTCGCCGAGGCATGGCTGGCATGTAGAGGCTCAGTTGAGGGTAGCGGACCGATACGTTCCGGGATCATCTGGGCCGACGCAACTGGAATGTGGCGTGACTATGGGCGATCAGGCATCGGCAAAGGCTTCCTACGGCCTCTCCCACGCAATATATCCATCGATAGGTAACGATTACCCTGTAGGCACTGATGTTACAGCCGATTTCTCTGAACCTGAGGTGCTGCACTGGTCTACGTGTTATGGTGTGATGAAGGACCAGCTAGACAAGAACCTGTTATATCCTTGGGCGGGTGCTGGGTGGAGAACCCATGCAGTCAGTGGTCCCAAGGGGTGGGCGAGAGACAAGCACACAGTTTCAGTGGAATACGATGCCGCAGTAAAAGAAGCTACCATCAAGTTTAACAACCAAACATTGGTGACGTTGGGGCAGATCCATGATACACCGTATCGCAGAAAGAAGTTTCCGCACGGTCATTACGCCCTCCCTGCTAGACTTTCTCTAGAATGGCAGTTTTTGGGTCCGGGGAATCCTCTCAGCTATTACGACATAGGGACTCTCTCATACCAGAGTTCGTGCCCGATGTACTACGCCGGTTGGTCGGCAGAGACTCAAGTTCAGGGCGGGCTTCATGGTTATCTGGACAGATTCGCAGAGGTACCATATCACGATCCCTCAAAGCACAGCCTCAATAACTTTTGGTATGTCGATAACGCAAATGACCCTACTTCTCGCGGCAGGTTCGGCTCGGCCATGCACGCGGGATACACCGTCACGCCGAGTAGTCCATACTTATACGAAGCTCCAAGCCACAAGGTAATCCATTTTGAAGAGATGGAGCCGACGAACTGGAGCAACTATACAGTTCCTACATGGTCAACGGATTTGCACAGGGGGCGGACTTTACCCGTTCATGTCCCGGAGGGTACCAGATTAGCTTACGTGGTCCTACATGGCTATCAGCAGTACGGCACCATAGTTGCTCGGGTGCTAGACCAGAATGGCGTGGCGATATCTACCGATCTGCCAATAATCAGTGTTGCAGATGCTCAACCTATCGCCATACCGGAGAATACAGCTACCTCCATACAGATAGAGGTAGATATACAGTATGACGGTACACCTATAGATTATACAACAATGGGTCCGGGAGGTTCGGGTTCTAGTAATAATGGAGACTGGCCCACCCAAGACATTTGGCGACCAGCCACACCTCCCCTCTTTGTGGGTTTTGAGGCGTACTTTGCGGACCCGTTGAACATACCGGAGTTTGACCCCACAGTGGACGCATCGCTTGGTGAACTCTCCCTTGCGGCCCCCGCTACCATGGCGCTTGGCACCCTTTCCGGCACATCCGGCACAGTCAGCGCATCCCTTGGCACCCTATCGCTCACGGCTCCTGCTATCGTTGCGCTAGGCACTCTCTCTGGCACGTATAGCGCAGGCTCAGCCTCTCTCGGCACCCTGGCACTCACCGCACCCTCAACGCTCGGACTCGGCGCACTGTCGGGAGTGACCACGGCGGCGAACCAGATCAGGGCGCCGAATGGTGATGTGCGGGTATTGCGGAACGTGGACGGCACGATCAGAACTTTTAATCTTTTAGCATAGGAGTACATCATGGCAGATTTCGCAGCAGCAGGCGGGAAGAACATCAGGGCCGCGCAGATGAGCAGCGCACCGAGCGCGGCGCTTTACTACTTCGCAACACTTCACGACGCATCCGGCAGCGCACTTACCTCCGCATCGACCACCTACGCGGCTTCCGGCATCGGGGAGCTTTCCACCGCCAACGGGTACACGGCGGGCGGGAAGACGTGCGGGACCATGACCGCTACCGGCGCGGCTATCGACTGTCCAGATGTGGCATGGACCACCGGCACAGGGGAGACGCTGACGGCTTCATATTGCGCCGTCTGGGTTAACACCACCAACTCCATCACAGGGGCGCAGTGTCTGGCAGTCAAGGATTCGGCGGCAACCCCCGCAACTGCCAGCAACGGCGGGGCGCTCACGCAGCCGATTGCGAACCTGTTGACCATGACCTAGGAGGCTCACGTGGCTGTAGAGGGAGACATCCAAACCGTACTCGGCGCACTCGTCGCCAACCGCTGTTATCCGCTGATTGCGCCACAGGAGACGGCATCGCCGTATATCATCTATCAGGTGATTTCGACAGTGCCGGAAACGAGTCTAGACGGTCCGACAGGCACAAACAGGCGGCGGGTACAGGTTGACGTGTACGCGGACACTTACGGCGCAGCGAAGGTGCTGGAGCAGAGCATCGGAGCGGCAATGCAAGCCGCCGACTTCACCAATCTCCCTCTATCAGCCACCGACTTGTTTGAGTCAGAGGTTCAGCTCTACCGCGTGACAATGGATTTCGCAATATGGACAATGATTTAAGTTGATTACCGCTCATTGAGAGAGTACTATCACACCCGATAATGCAGCGTCGTGATGACAGCTGCGAAGGAGCAAACCATGAGTACCGCAGCTATCCCCTCCCAGGGTACCACTCTGCATATCGCAGGCACCGCAGCGACCCCCGAAGTGCTCACCGCTGTTACTGTCGGCTTCCCGACCATCCTTGCCATTACCGGACATGAAGGCGTTGCCAATGGCGATGTCATCGCGCTTGCTGGGTTCACTGGTGCAGATGCCGCAACGCTCAACGGTCAAACCGCCGTGGTCAAGAACTACGCGACCGGCGCGACCAATGACACGTTTGCAATCGACATCAACACGGTGGGGAAGACAATCACCATCGACGCCGGAAACACCACGGCAACCCCTTCCGCATGGATCAAGGTCGGGCAGTTGACCGATATCAAAAGCACATCCGACACCTCGCCGGATATCGAAGTAACCGACCTTGACAGCACGACCAAGGAGTACATCCCCGGCTTGCCTGATACCGGGGGGCTTACAGCTTCCGCTTACTGCGTTGACTCTGATGCAGGTCTCGCAGCGATGGAGGCCGCTTTTGACGCCCGTGTGGTCAAAGCGTTTAAAGTTACCTACTCCGCAGGCGCAACCCCTGTCCGCACTTTCAACGCCTACGTCAAGGGCTTCCCGAAAGTCGGGGATGCATCGAAAGATGGCGTGATCACTGGCAGCGTGGAGCTGAAGAGATCAGGCGTCGTCACCAAGTCGTAAACCCCTAAAGGAGTAGCGAAAAATGATGAGAGCAAAGATGAAGGTAATGGCAGTCACCTCGGCTTACGAGGGCGCGGAAATTCTCATGATGTATCCGGTCTGCGGGCAGCTCGACCAGGACGGCAACAGCGAGGACAACACGTATGCCAGATACACGCCGAGCGGGAGCCTGGAGCTCACAATCAACAACCCTGACCTGCGCGGCAAGATCGAGCCGGGGCAGACCTTTTACGTCGACTTCACCTTAGTCGAGTAACCCTCGCCGCCCTTTAACCGGGGCGGCTTACTCCCCACACAAAAAGGCACGATATGTCACTCAGCAGACAACAGATACTCGAAATGGCAGCACTGGAAACGGAGACGGTTGACGGCGTAATCGTCTCGGAGATTGGCGCAGAGGACAGCATGCGTCTCTGGCTCGCCCCTGAACTGAAGGCACCAGACGGCGGCGTTGACATGGTGAAATTCACCGTTGCGCTCGTCACCTGCGCCATCGTCGACGATGCAGGCAATCGCATATTCAACGATGAGGACCGCCCGCGCGTCGGCAGGTTTAAGCCCGCGAAGTTCAACAGGCTCTCGGCGGTAGCGAAGAAGCTCAACGGCCTGACAGGTGAAGAAGTAAAAAACTCCGAGGAGACGGACAGCGGCGATTTGCTTTCCGTCTCTGCCTCCACCTCGGATACCGACACCCAGACGAGCTGCTCCGAAGCCTGACGGCTCGGCAGTTCGCGGAGTGGCAGGCATACGACGCAATCGAGCCTTTCGGCGAATACCGGCAGGAGCTCCGGCACGGACAGCAGATGCAGCTCCTGGACCGGGTGCACTTTAAGCGGAACAAGCCCTTGCTTCCGGTCGACTTCATGAACTTCACCGACAAGCCGGAATCCCTGAAGCCGGTGGATGAATTCGAGCGGATAGACAGAGAGGTTTTCGGGTTATGAGCGACATCAAGACCGGCACCATCCAGATTACAGGGCTCGCCGATCTCGAGCGCCGGTTGCTCGACTTTCCCGACAAGCTGGCTCGCAACATCCTCGGCGGGGCGATCAGGGCGGGCGCGGTGGTCATTCAGCGCGAGGCACGTCTACGGGCACCGGTCAGCGACGCGCCTCACGTCCTCATCTCCAAACGCAGCAAGGGGATGAAGCTCAAGGGCAAGCAGTACATGGGTACCTGGATCATGCCGGGGAACCTTCGTCGCAACATCAAGGTCCGTCCCGCGCCCAGAAAGAACAGGACCAGGGCGGAGCCGATCGAATATTGGGTTTACGTTTCCGGCAAAACGGCTTGGTACTGGAAATTTGTTGAGTTCGGCACAAAGAAGATGAGCGCAAAACCTTTTCTTCGCCCCGCCTTCGACAACCAGAAAGGGGTCGCGCTGAAGGCGATCCGCGATTACCTGGCGGCGCGAATCGAGAAAGAAGCCGCGAAGAAGTAGAGCAGTTGTCACGACCGCCGTGAGGCAGGTCGGAAAAGGATCAAAATGAGCGGACAACTCGGAGAACTCGTTGTAAGCCTATCCGCCGATATCGCCCGATTTCAGTCGGACATGGGCAAGGCGAGTCGGATAGCGAACGACAACATGCAGCGGACGGCCAACGACGTGCACCGCAGCACTCAGGCGATTGAGCGATCGCTCGGCACCGTCAGCTCGAGCATTATCGGGGCATTCAGTGTCGGGGCCGTTGTCGCGTTCTCCCGCGAGCTCGTCAACGCAGGACTCGCAGCCGAAAAGCTCAACATGCAGTTCAAAGCCTCGGCGGGCAGCGCGCAGGCAGCGGCGCGAGAGATGGGCTACGTCAAGGATCTCTCCAACACTCTCGGTCTTAACTTCCAAGTCACAGCCACCGCCTACGGTAAATTTCTCGCCTCCACTCGCAACACGGCCATAGAAGGCAACGCGGCCCGCAAGGTATTTGAGGGCGTCTCCGAAGCAGCGACGGCGCTCGGGCTCTCTGCCGACGAATCCAGCGGCATCTTCATGGCGCTCTCTCAGATGATGAGCAAGGGCAAGGTTTCGGCGGAAGAACTCACCGGCCAACTCGGGGAACGTCTCCCTGGGGCGCTCAAGCTCGCCGCCGACGCCATGGGCCTCACCACTGCCGAACTGATGAAGCAGATGCAGGAAGGCAAGGTTATGAGCGCCGACCTTCTGCCAAAGCTCGCCGCCGAGCTCCACAAGACGTATGGCACGGCGGCACAGGAAGCGGCGACCAAGGGCCAGTCGGGCATCAACCGTTTCAACAACGAGATCCGCGAGACGGCTTCCTTGATCGGCTCAAAAATGATGCCCGCCATCAACGCCGCAGCGAACGACATGGCCGAGCTTCTCCGTATGTCGCGGGATGCTAATTGGGGCTTCAATCCCGGCAACCTCATCACGCCGCTTCTCCCTGGCAACGCTTCAATCTCCGAACGCCTGGCGCTCCCGAAGACGGGGCAGGATGCCAGTCTTGCCGCGAGGAATGCACGGAATGCAGCCAGTCAAGCCGCAGCTATGGCAGCCGGTAGCACGGTAGACCCTCAGATGGCCCGCGTCGAGGCCGACCGTCGCGCCAAACAGGACCGCATCAACGCAAGTCGTGCGACGGCGGAAAAGGCCGCAGCGGGAGCATCGGCAAGGCAAGTCGCAGCAGACAAGGCCGCGAAGAAGGCGATAAGTGAGAAGGAAGAAGCACAGCGCCGACTCAACCAGCAAGTGCGGGACATGAACACGCTGCTGGAGCAGGAGTTGAAAGGATGGGACGCGCTCGGCTTCGGGCAGACCCTGCTTGACAAACAGCTTGCCGCGCCTGCCACCTCTCCCCCGAAGTTCAGCCTGTCGGGAATGCCCGAAACGCTCTTTTACGGCGACAACAGCCAGTCAGCACCGCCCCCCGTCGATTACGCAGCCGCCCAACGAGCCGCGCAAGACCTCGCAGACATCCGCCTCGACACCTCCACGATTTCCGCCTCCGCTCCCGATGCTTTCGGCGGCGCCGATATCGCCGCGCAGATGCAAGCGGAATACGACCGCCACCAGACCCTGCTCGACGACCTCATGCTCGCACAGGACGTGCACCAGGAGGAAGGGCTGGCGAAGTATCAGGCATATGCCGATCAGCGGGCCGCGATCGATCAGAGGTACATCAAGGAGAAGAGGGCGCTGGAAAAAGCGCAGTGGGGCGACGCCGCGGCAATCGTCGGGAACAACATGGCCACCATCGGCGACATCATGATGAAAGGCAATAAGGAGCAGTTTGAGGCGGGTAAGAAATTCGCCATCGCTTCAGCCCTCATCAATACCTATATGGCGGCTTCCTCAGCGTTTGCGGGCGGCGTTAAAGCGGCTCCCGGTCCGTGGGGCGTTGCTCTCGGCGTGGCATCCGCAGCCGTAGCTGTCGGCGCGGGTATGGCGCAGGTAGCTGCAATCGACGCGCAACGGTACGAGGGGAGAGAGAAAGGCGGGCCGGTCAACGCGGGACAGACCTACATCGTCGGCGAGAAGCGGCCCGAGTTGTTCACTCCCAACCAAAGCGGCCACATCACGCCGTATGTGCCGAAGGGCGGGAAAACGGAAGTTACGCAGGTATTCCAGATTTCAACCGGCGTGGCTGACACGGTGCGGGCAGAGATTCAGCGATTCGCTCCCGCTATGGTCGAGATGTCCATTCAGGGCGTAAGGTCCGCCATGCGTTCCGGCGAGTTCCAGGGGGTTTAATGGCGATCAAGGATTTTCCCTCTACTGTCAAGATAAACGCCGCTGACTGGTCGATTGAGTCGCGCACTCAGCAATTCACGTCTGAGCTAAACGGCGTAGTTCAGACCGTGGCGCTCCCCGGTGACAGGTGGGCGGGCGTGCTGACATTCAGCAACAAGACCGGTGCAGAGGCGCGGGCGCTCATCGCCTTTCTGGTATCACTTCGCGGGAGGCCCGGACGCTTCAGGATCCGCCCGCCAAGGATTGACCGCACAGGCAGCGCGACCAGTGGCGGCACCGTGACGGCAATCAACGCAGACGGCACCGTGACGGTAAGCGGCATCGTCTCCCCTATGCCGACATGTGACAGCACCCTCTTCACGGCTGACTATGACGGCGTGACGGTTGACGCGGCCACTGTAGCGCCGGTAGCCTTTGCCGCTGGCGACTACATCGGCATCAACGGGGAGCTGAAAATGGTCACAGAGGACGTTGACGCAGTATCGGGCGTGGCGGTTATCCCTGTTGCGCCAACTCCCCGCAGCGCAGCAACCGGCACAGCTGTCACAATCTCTAACCCCACTGCGGTCATGGCACTTGCCGACGATGATCAGGCACGGTGGAACACCTCGCCGCTCCCGATATACGCCATGAGCGTGGCGGTGGTGGAGGCAACGGATATATGAGGCCACTCACTGCTCAAATGTTGGCGGCGCTGGTCGAGCCGGTAGTTAGGATCGTCTACCTTGTGCGGATGGATCTGGACGCCGGAGTTGAGGCAATGAACAGCGGATTCCGTGACATCGTTTTCGACGGTGTGACTTACACGGCATCGGGGCGACTTGGCAGCGTGTCAGGCATTACCGAGACTCCAGGGGCGAAGTCATCGAGCGTCACCATCACACTGTCAGGAGTCCATGCCGACGCGATTTCGTCACTTGTGGATGTGCAGTACTTGGGGCGCAAGTGCCGCATATACATCGCACTAGTCAGCGAGGGCGGGGAGTTTGACGCGGACCTCTGCACGCTCGTTTTTACCGGCTCTCTTGACTCCATATCCGGCTCGATAGGCAACGGGGCCAACGTGATATTCGCCGTGCGGTCAAGGCTGGCAGATTGGGAACGTGAACGAAAGATCAACTACACCGACGCGGACCAGCAAAAGTTATTCCCCGGCCAAGGTGACAAGGGCTTCGAATTCATCCCGCAACTCAGCCAGAAAAAGCTGATATGGCCGAGGGCAGCTTTCTTGCCCGACCCGAGGGTTTAGCCGATGGGATTTTTCAGCGACCTACACCGATCAGTCAAAGACGCGTGGAAGGATGTTCACGACAGGTTCACGAACTTTGACAGCAAAATGGCACTCAACGCTGCTTTAGGCGGCGGGCTAGGCGCTCACCAATTCGCTTGGAACGCATCGGCGCGGCAGTGGGACATGATCAAGCAGTGGATACTCCCCGACACCCGCCGCGACAGGGAGACGATGACCAATAGCCCGACCACTCCCCGCACTCTGATTTTCGGGCGAGCGAGAGTCGCAGGGCAAATGGCCTATGCGGAGTCGGGCGGTGACAAGAACAAGTTCCTCCATTTGGTAGTTGTCCACGCCGGTCATGAGGTTGACGGCTTCGAGGGGGTCTATCTCGATGACCGGCTGATATCAACCTTCGGCGTCAATGCCGTGATTGAGCAGTACGACGGCACGCAGGCAACAGCCAGCACCGCGCTTGTGGCTGACTCAGCGGCATCGGTCCGCACTTACACCTACACCGGCAATACGGTCAATGGCGTGGCGCGTATCGGCGGGCTATCCGACACTGCCAACCTGTTTGTCGGGATGAGTGCGACCGGCGAGGGGATTCCCGGCGTAGGAGGGGTTTACACCACAGTCACAGCGATAGGTGATTCATACGTTGACCTATCCGCCAACGCGACGGCAGACGGCACAGCGGTACAGTTCACCTTTTCCGGAACTATCCCGATCTGGACAGGAGCTCACAAGCTGCTAGGGTGCGCCTACTCCTACGTCAAGTTCACCTACTCTGACACGCTTTTCCCTTCCGGACTGCCTGTTCTTAAAGTGGTGGCAAGGGGCTTGAAAGTCTACGACCCGCGCACAGGGGTAACAGCATGGAGCGACAACCCCGCACTCTGCGCTGGCTATTACATGGCGCTCCCTGAAGAGTTAGGCGGCATGGGATGCGCCGATGACGAGATTGATTGGCCGTCGATTGCAACCGCAGCCGACATTTGCGACGAGATGGTACCAAGAAGTGCAACCGACCCGACACTGGAAAAACGGTACACATGCAACGGGACACTGACACTCGGCGGGACTCCTGCGATGCTGCTCAACAGCATCCTCTCCTCAATGGCTGGCACTCCTATCTATCGAGAGGGGAAATGGCATATCTACGCGGGAGCATACTACCCTGTCGAGCCAGTCACCATTGACGAGTCATGGCTTAACGGCGGCATCCAGTATTCCATCGGCAGCAACAAAAACGAGCGCGTGAACACCGTCAGGGGGCAGTTTCTCGACCCGACAGACCTTTGGGCCAGCAAAGACTTTCCAGTGGTCCATAGCGCGGCATACAAGGCCGAGGACGGCGGGGAAGAACTCAGCATGAGCCTATCCCTTAACTTCACCACTTCCATCACCACGGCGCAGAGATTGGCACGTATCGCGATGGAGAGATCCAGGCGCGGGATGAAACTGAACTATCCCTGCAACCTTAAAGCGTTCAAAATTCCCGCTCATGCCATCGTCGCCGTGAACAACGCGCAGCTAGGGCTATCCGGCGCAACCTTTCGCGTTGCAGAGTGGACGTTTTCCGCAACGGGCGGCGTTGGTCTGCAACTGACACAGGAGGACGCGGGGATTTACGAATGGGCCGATGACATAACCGTCTCCCCGACAGTGCCAACGCCGGTTGTGCTGCCTACACCGTGGACGATTGCGCCGCCGTCCGGACTGGCGATCAATGAGACCTCAATCACGGAACCCGGTCAAGCGTCCCGCTCTCAGGTGGTGCTATCGTGGGTAGGCAATGACGCGACTGCAACGCGGTATGTGGTGCAGCTTGACGGCATCGACTACGCAGCGGCGATCAGCGATACCACGTTTACATTCAACAACATCCTGCCTGGCACCTACACATTCGGCGTCATCGCGCTCAACTCCAGTAATGGCCGGTCGCTCCCCGCAACGCTGGTACATGAGGTGACAACGGCAAGCCTAGAGATACCGGCAACGGTGCTACCTGTCTACGGAAGCGGCACGCTGACGGCTGGCACGTCCACCACCGTCACAAGTGCGGATTGCGTAGCCGGTTCAGCGGTCGTGCTGCAATCCACATCATCCGCCTTCCCCCCGCTGGATTGCTACGTGAGTGCGACCGGCACAGGCAGCTTCACAATCACTCATCTCACGGCGGCGGGTACCGAAACTTTTGACTACGTGATTTTTAACTAGGAGCGACCATGCAAAATATCAATGTGGGATCGGCTGCAAATGACGGGACCGGCGACAACCTGAGAACGGCGTTCACCAAGCTCAATAGTAACCTCAATTACATGCAGGAGGTTATGGACACCTTCACCCCTGGCGAAATGACAACAGGGCCGTGGGTTGACGTGCGAAAGTATGCCAGCCTTGCCGCAGCTCTTACCGCAATTGGCAGCGATAAGAAGTTGCTGCTCATTCCGGTGGATGTCACCGCGTCCGCGAACACAGATTTTGCCAATGTCGAAATTTTCCCTATCAATGGCGCAAGGGTTCTCCACGGGGCGTACACCATCACCTACAACAGCAGCACCGCCCGCTGGCCGCTGGCACAGGTATTTGACGGGACCGGTGCAGTCTCAGGACTGGAAGAATCCCGCCCTGAATGGTTCGGCAGCGATACGGCAGCGTTCGCCGCAGCCATTGCCGCGAGCGACGTAATTGCGGCTGGGGCTGCTACCTACTCCGTAGACTCCATCACCCTTCCCGCTGGCAAGACGCTGAAAACGGCAGGATTCGCCACAGTGATCCAGCAGAACGCAGGAACCACAGCAGACACTCGAATCGTCAACATCACCGGAGGCAACGTCACGGTGGGCGACCTGACCGTAAAAGGGCAGATCGCCGCGGATACGGGGGAGCAGCACCACGCCGTATTCATCCGGTCCGCTGCAGCTGCCATAGACAATGTTCGTATCGGAAACATCTACGCCGAAAACATCAGAGGTGATGCCCTGTACATCGGCGGGTATACCGCAACGCCGACGAGCGGGATCAAGGTGGGGCGCGTTTACGGTAAGAACATCTATCGCCATGTGGTAGCGATAGCGCAGGGGCGAGATATCCAGATAGAGTCGATTGACGGCAGCCAGGTATCTCTGATGGCGCTGGATATCGAACCGGAAGCGACTTACGGGAAAGTCAGGGATGTGCGAGTCGGATACATTCGCGGCACGTCCCTGGGTATCCAGTCATCAAGCTCCACCAACAACATCGGCGGCGTGAAAATAGCGTTCGCGGATATCGCAGCGGCAAATGACACGGGGTCCACTCCGGCATACGGCGGCGTGACTTGGGCTGCATCCACCATAGGGCTCACGCTCCGCAACTGCTTTGACGTGCGCTTCGGGACGCTCAAGCTGAACAATTACGCGGACCACGGGATCAAGTACGTTTGGAACGCGGGGGAGTTAAAGGGGTACGGCATCTCCGTTGACTGGCTTGAAATGGTGAATTGCAGCAAGACAGAGGCAACGTATAAAGCGTCAATACTCGCCGACAATATGACCGATATCACCATCAAGGCCGGGGTTGTTACACCTTACGACAGCACCCGCCGATTCATCTACGGCGCAAGCACCACGCTCATGAATATCGGCACGCTGGACTTCGGCACGGCGGCAACCGATAGCGCGGTTTTCGTCGCAGCTCCCGGCTCCACGTTTGACGGCATCAAGATGAACAACGCGGCGAACACTTACGCTTTTCAGTACATCGACGGATGCACGGTCAAAAACAGCACCATTACCCTTGGCCGGTTCGTCGGCTACTCGGCGGGCTGCACCATCGAAAACAGCACTGTGACGGCTACGACCCTGTTCAATGTCGGATATGACAAGCACCTGATACGCAACTCCACGCTGAACAGTGATTATTATGCATCGGGCGGGACCAGCACCGACGCAGCAACTAACTACCTGAGAGCTATCCGGTTCGGGAGCTATTACCTATGGCCCAGCAGCGACGGCAAATGGCGGACGAAATCAACGGCCCCTGCAAGTGACGCGGATGGGACGGTGATAGGCACTCAGGCGTAAAAAAGGGGGGGGATTATGCCGGAATTCAGCACAGCATCGGCGGCAGAACTGGCAACGTGTCACTCTGACCTTCAGCGGCTGTTTAACGAGGTCGTCAAGCACGTTGACTGCAAGATCATTGACGGATATCGAGGGAAGGCGGAACAGAACGCGGCAGTCGTAGGCGGGAGGAGTACGCTGAAATGGCCTCTTGGCAAGCACAATAAGGCGCCCTCCCTTGCCGTGGATGTCATGCCCTATCCGGTGGACTGGTCCGACTCACCGGCCAACATCGAGCACCTGAATTACTTCGCCGGAATCGTGCGCGGCATCGCCTACATGATGGGAATCAACGTGAGGTGGGGGCATGACTGGAACAAGGACGGTAGGCCGGATGTAAGGGGGCTTGTGGATCGGCCTCATTGGGAGCTGATATGAGAGCGATAATCCTATTGGCAATAGTCCTACTTCTCCCCGGGTGCGCAGCTCTCGAAACGACCGACGCAATCCTCGACATCCTCTCCCCTGACCCTGTGCCGGTCTGCGAAGAGGGCGCGGCGGGCGTCCAATGGGAAGGGCGGCAGTGCGTAAAGCTTTCGGACGGCTCTTACGGGTGGATAACCGATGAAAACGATTAATCTCCTCTACGCTCCCGAAGGTTACTGGCAAGCTCTGCCGGAAGTGCTGAACCAGATCACCAACGGCTGCGGCACGTCCGGATGGAAGGGAGCGCTTGTTCCGGACACCATCTATCTGTTGGACATCAAGCCCGCCTGCAACATCCACGATTACATGTATGCCGCAGGGCTCACTCTGGCGGCGAAGAAGGAGGCCGACCGGGTATTCCTCAACAACATGCTGCGGATCATCGACGCCGCGGGCGGCTGCTCGCTGCTGAAAATGCTGAGGCGTCGACGCGCGCGGATCTACTACGAGGCCGTGCACCACTTTGGCGGGCCTGCGTTCTGGGATGGAAAAAACGAACCCTGCACCACCCAGGCTCCGCAACTGCAACTCGCTTAACCCTCACCCCTCGCCATTTGGCACCCGCTGCAGGCTCCTCCCCTGCGGCGGGCATTTTTTTCAGTTTTCAAAGAACTTGTATCCAATTGTAGCAAATTATTTTTTGCAAGTTATTGAAATAATTATTGGTTCAGATAGGTCCAGTTCTCCAAGAACTGGGTGGGCGGATATTTGCTGAGTAAAATCTAGGTTTTATCTTCGCTTTTATTGGACACGGTAGAAATGTGGTGCATCTTCCGCATTTCCTCAATCAAATGAGTCGCGGCCATGTGCGTGTAAATCATCGTAGTTTGCACCTGGGCGTGTCCCATGATCGCCTGCTGTGCCGTGATCGACATTCCCAACTCGGCGGCTCCAGTGCCAAAGCCGTGGCGCAGCAAGTGAGGGTAAACGCGCATCGAGACACCGGCCTCCCTAGCTGCGGCTCTCAGGCTGTCGCGCAAGTTTTTGTATGGCTTACCGGTTACCGGATTAACCCACAGGTAGCCGGTTTTTACTTCCTCAACCTTTCGCTTCAACTCCTCCAGCAGTCCCGGATGCTGCACCGGCACGATCCGCTGCTTATTCCCCTTTCCGAGCACGATGATTAAACCGCGATCCAGGAAGACGCACTCGGCAGTTATGTTCAGCGCCTCGGAGCGCCGCAGTCCCGCATAAAACTCCAGCATAGCAATACCCCTGACCTCCGGCCTTACCGCTGCCACTATCGCCTCAAACTCGGCCCTTGTTGGCATCGAGGGGAAGGCCGACCGTGTGAGCTTAGACGGGAACTTCTCGCACTTTACCACCTCGCCGACCAGGTTCTCCTTCTGCGCCCAGGTAAGCAAGACATTAAGGTGAAATAGCTCGTTGTTTATACTGGCCGGCTTCATCCCGTCCGCGAGCCTGGCCCGCTTGTACTTGTCAATCACCTGAGTTGTGATTGCCGTCAATGGGAGTTGTCCCATGTGCTGACAAATCTTATTCAGGTGGCGGATCGCGCCTTCGACGGTGAGCTCTGCCCTGTCCAGCCGGTACCACTCGATGAAGTCGGGAACACAGGATGATAGAGGGGGGTTGACAGAGATCGGCGCCTTCCGTGCCATGCGGCGCGTCTCAAGGTCGAGCCGTTGCGCCTCAGCCTTCGTGCCTTCAAACAGCAGGTTCTCCTTGCCGCCCGCCCGTCCGTTGGGGTATGTGACGATATACCACCAGCGCTTTCCGGTCCAGCCTTCGGGAAGGTGGCGATTCTTTGTCGGGTGCGGAGTGATACTCATGGCTACTTCAGCATCGCGCCCAGGAGCGCGCCAAGAAACATCACTATAACCCAGATAATAATCGCGGCGGGTATTGTAGCAAAAGCCCACTTAATCATGAAGCCGACCATGTCCACGAACGGAATATCAACACCGACAACCTTTACACCTTTTTCCTCTTCCATAACCTCTCCTTTTTTCTTTGTGACATATTCTGTCACTTTAGCCGAATCATTGATGAATTTGTGTTGCTAATGAGAAAATCGCCTGATATCTTCCTTCACGTCAACGTGGCGCAGTACAAAAGTGCAAAACCGAGGGTGCTATGCAGAGTGAGGAACTATCCAAAGTGTACATGAGTATGACCGACAGTGAGAAGAATGCGGCCCTGGACCACGTCCTTGATATGGATGTCGCACCGATCGACATGGTGGTTGCCTTTTACTGGATCTTGCGGCCAAACCGCGCCGAAGATCTGGCCGCAAAACTAAAGGCACGGTTTACTTGCCGTCTCGAAGATCCCGCATCACCTTTGAAAGAACCTCGCTCTTCTGAACCAGATCCGACGAAGTAGGGAATACCTCAGCAATCATTTCAAAAAGAAGCCTCAAATGCTCCGGCGTTTGGGGCTTTTCTTCTTTTCGCTCGCCTAGCCTCAAAGTCATTTCGTCAATAGCAAATACGTCGCACAACTTATCCCTCAAAGCCCTCCTCGGCTCCATAGTATCATTCTCAATTTTTGAGACGTGCTTCCTGTCGATCCCCAGCTTTTCCCCGAGCTCGCCCTGAGTCATTCCATGCTCAAGCCTCAACCTTTTTACATTCTTGCCAATCCCCGAATCTGCCATAAGTCCCCCTGCTGCCGCATAATTTGTTCCCACTTAGTATGCCAGTGATGCGATTTTTTGCAAGATAATATTTTTTTGTCTTATTTTAGCGTTGACACGTATCATGTTATATGAGACATATTACCCATGTCGCATAAAAAGTGAGACAAAAGGGGAGGTGATGGGCATGGAAGGCGAAGTGATACCGGAGGAAAAGTGGGACACAATAACGATCAGACTGCCGGTGTCTAAGAAAAAAGAGTTGATCGATCTGGTGAAGGGCGCGGGGCAAGCGAACATTTCCGAAGTGGCCCGCCGGGGTATTTACCGTGAGATGGAAGAAATGAGAAAGGACGCGGCTTAGAGGAGGCTGGCGATGGGCGAAATTCACGCAGCACGCATAGAAAAATCAGACCGGCTCCAGCGAGTGCTCCAGGTGCTCATGGCCATCGACAAGCCATCCTCACGACAGATCCAGGAAATCGCCAATGTCTGCGCGCCGTCCACCTGTATCTCGGAGCTGCGCAAATCGGGCTACCTGATCGACTGCGAGCGGCAGGGCAGCATCTGGTTTTTTAGGCTGCTCGGGCGGGTGACTGCATGACCCCCGAGGACGAAAAGCGATTTCGTCTCATCATCCGCGAAGAGCTCACGGCCATTGTCGGACTCACCTTGGCGACACCCCCAACGGCCCTCTGCGGAGAGCCGACACTGACACAGAGGATAGCTGAGGCGAACGCGAGACATGAAGCGAAGAAGGCGCTCAGGCTGGAGCGCAAAGCTAAAAGGGAGGCCACATGCAAAGCGAAATAACGATTGACCCGGTGCAGCTGGTGGCAAGAAAGGGAAGCGTCATTTACGACCTCACGCTGGCAGAGCTTCGCGTCCTGGCGCTGTTCATCGCGAACAAGGGGCGCATGGTGAGCCGCAAGGAGATTCACGTCGCCATGCGGAGCGCGTGCAGCAAGCAGTTTTCCAACGTGCCCGATGTCTACGTCAAATACCTGCGGCGGAAGCTCGGCGCGGAGATGATCCAGACGGTGAGGGGGCAGGGGTACATCTTCGGTGGTGAGCTGGAGGTGGCGGCGTGATCAAGCGCAAACAAGGCGAAACAAACCGGCAGTTTGAGGCGCGGATAGAGGGCTATCTGCACATGGCGACGGCGGCCTGTCTGATCGTCGCGATCATGCTGCTCTATTCGCTGGCGGTTCCTACTCCGGCGCCGACGCTGCAGTACGAGCGGGATATGAACGGGGCGCTGCGGCACTCGGCGCAGGAGATAGCCAAGGGAGGTGAGTAGTGAAAGTCGACAATCCGACATTCGGTAAAAACAGCGGCGCGGTGGGCTGTATCGAGTGCCCGTTCGCGGATGTCCACGGCACACTGAATACGCGCGGCCTGTGCTCAGGGTGGGAGTGGGATCATGATGACGAGTGCCCGACCGCGGAAACGTACCAGGAAGCGTGTGAGCTGGCGGAAAAGGCGGTGCAGTGATGACAACACGGAATCTTCCACGACTGCTTGAGGAAGGGCGTGTCGAGGTGAGGTTGTCGAGCATCGGCGGTACTCACGTTTTAGAGGAGTCAGGAATTGACCGGCTACTATCTCACCTGACGGAAGCAAAGAGCCTGTTGAGTCCGAACCGTAACGCCAAGGTGACCGTCAACGCATGCTCAAAATGCAACGGCTGGCAATTCTATACCGTGTCCGAGATCGACGGACGCGAGGGAGTCGTTTTGCAGTGCTCTAAGTGCAAAACCATTGAGCGGATCCGGCGCGATGCGGAGTGAGGAGTCAGAAGAGTTTACCAAGCTGCGCCGCGATCTGGAAGACGCTGAAGCGTTCAAGGCTAATCCGCATGGGCTCAAGAGAACCTGGTGGAAGTCGCCGCAGGTTATCGAGAAGGACCCGAGGGATCGGGATTAAAAGGAGATCGATATGAGCACAGTAGCCGTAAGAGGGACATCTGGAATGTTGGCAAAGATAGCCGGTTTGCTGGGTATGGCGATAGGTGGACATAACGGACTGCCCGACCTGAAGCTGTCGACCATTCCCGCCGCGGGACCTTCCCGCATCAGCAAGGCGCTGCGGTCTCACAAAAGCTGCGCACCTCTCCGCAAGAACGGCGAGAAGGAAATGTGGTGCGTCGTTGCCGGCAGATGGCGAACGGGACTCACGGATTATAGGCAGCCACTCTTTTGCTAAAGGAGGCACCACATGCAAGTCTACACCGATTCAGACGGTCCGTTTAACATCGTCATCGTCACCGAGCCGCCCTGCGCTGGCGAAAAGTTCCGCCATTCCGAGGTGTGCAACCATCGCCCCGAGGATTTCGCACGGGCCTCGCAGTGGGTTCACGGCCTGATGCGGATGATCGGGCAGGACAAGCCGACCGCTAGCCACATCGTTGACGCCTACATCGAACCCGCAACCTGTCGCCGGCCTATGACCGGAGAAATCCAGTCGATGTTGAGCCAGGAGGAGATTCGGCGCAACGAGGAGAGCTTAAATGCAGAGATACATTGAGGCGCTTAACGCCTTCACCACCACCCACCAAATTCCCCGCGACCTCGCAAGCCGCATTCGCAAGGCAAATGAGGAATTGGGGGAATTGTCGGAAACCATCATCAACGGGAACGTGTACGAGATAGAGGCCGAAGCTTGCGACCTCTGCAATGTGGCGTTCGACATCCTGCAGGTGCTTACGAATGACCCGCTGGCGGCGTTGCTCAGGAATTTGGAAGTGAAGGACGCGAAGTACAGGGAAGGGATGCAGAGGATTGAGGCGAGGAAGTAAAGCCCGCTGCGAACGGGCTCAACCTACAACGCGAACAGGAGGAATGATGCCACAAGAACAGGAAGAAATCAAGGGGGAGCCCAATGGGTAAGGAGTTGGCGGTCAGAAACGCGGGCCAAACCGCAGAGTACAAGCCGAAAAGCCTGATCGAGTTGGCGCAGGGTAAGGCGGTCATTAACCAGATGATGAAGGCGATCATGAAGGGGCCGACCAAGGAGAACCCCCTGGGCGTCCACTATGGGACCATCCCGGGGACTCCCAAGCCGACGCTCTTCAAGGCGGGGAGCGAGTTGATCCTTTCCACCTTCCGCATCTCGGTTGACGTGGAGGTCGAGGACCTCTCCACCGACGACTGCATCAGGTACCGCGTCAAGTCCATCGGGCGAATCCCTGACGGGACCGTCGTGGGCTATGGCATCGGCGAATGCTCCACCGACGAGGAGAAGTATCGCTGGAAGAAGCCGGCCTGTGATGAGGAGTGGGAGGCGACGGATCCGACCTTGCGCCGCGAGAAGTGGGGCAAGGGTTTCAAGGCCAAGCAGATCCGCACCGTTCCCGCAGACCTCGCAAACACGGTCCTGAAGATGGCTAAGAAGCGGTCACAGATCGATCTCACCCTGACGGCCACCGGTGCGAGCGACGTGTTCGACCAGGACCTCGAAGACCTGAAGGATGTGATCGACATCACCGAGTACGAAAAGCCGAAGGGCGGCAAACCGGAAGTGAAGGCGCCGCAGTCGACGAGCCAGGCGCAGGGAAGCACAGGGGCGGCCGGCGGTGGAGATAAGGACCCGGCGGCCAAGATCTCAGCCGGCGGCGCGGTGTACCTCACCAAGCAGCTCGACGCCAAGAGCATACCTCACGCGGATTTCTGCGAGTTCATGAAGGTGTCCGCCATCGCCGACATCACCAACGCCGACTTCAACGCGGCGTGTGCAGCTGTCAAGAAGTGGGAAGCGCAGCCGTGACAACCCTTGATCTTGCCTTCGACCCGATAGCGCACCATTACTTCCTGAACAAGGAGCGCCTCCCTTCGGTGTCGGAGATCAAGGAGCCGCTGACCGATTTCAGCATGGTCTCTCCGGACGTGATGGCTCGGGCCTCGGCCTTCGGCACAGCAGTTCATCAGATGGTGGAGCTCTACCTCTCCAACGAGCTCGACTATGCCAGCCTGGACGAAAACCTTTATGGCTCCCTGGAAGCGTTTGAGCGCTGGCTTGACGAGGTGAAGCCTTTCCAGTCTGGCCCCGCGCTCATCGATGTCAAGAGCCGGAAGTACGACCGCGTTGCCGATCCGGTGCAGCTCGCCGCTTACAACCAGCTGGTGCAGGAGAACGACATTAGGGAGGTCACCATCGAGCGCCCCCTTGCCAGCATCAAGCACCGTTACGCCGGGACTCCGGACATCATCATTCCCGCGAAGGACGGCAGCCTCATTACCAACCTTCGCATCCTCTACCTCGGGCAGGATGGGCGCTACGCCTACACTCCCGCCTATGACCCGAACGCATGGCCGGTCTTCGGCCGACTGCTCGCCGACTATCACCGGCGGCAAATTACCAATCAAATGATCCATTCCTGGAGGAATCGCATATGAGCAGCAATCTCGCCGAGAGAATCGAAATAGAGCAACCGCCGATGGATAACGCGCTGACGGCGTACCAACAGATCCTGGTGTTGGAGATCAACAATCAGGAGACCATGGGCCACATGGCCGACCTGGTTAAGCAGATGAAGACCGGCATCAAGGGAATCAAGGAGTGGTTCAAGCCGCTCAAGGAGAGCGCGGCCAAGGCGCACAAGGATATCTGCGCTCGGGAAAACGAGACACTGGCCCCCTTCGTGGAGGCAGAGACCGCCGGACAGAAGGCGATCAACACTTTCCTCAACGAGGAGAAGAAGAAAGCGGACGCCGAGGCGCTGCGCCTGCAGCAGGAAGCGGCAGAGAAGAAAAAGAAGGAGCAGGAAGGACTGGAGGCTTCCGCGAAGGCTCTCGAAGAGCTTGGCAGCACGACGGCTGCAGCGGCACTCAGGCAGGAAGCCGAGCGCGTTATTGAGGCTCCCGTGTTCACTCCGACCGTCGACCGCACCGTAAGAGTCGGTGGCGGAAGCGCCGGCGGCGGAACAACCCTTTCTGCTCAGACCGAGCTGGTCGTTCAGGTCACCAACGTCAAGGCCTTCCTGCGCTACCTGGTGGAGAAGGATAGTGCGGCGACCTTCGTTGAATTTCCGGTCCGCGCCCTCACCAACTGGGTGAAGGCGAACGGCTTGAAGGCAGGCGACGTGCCCGGCCTCGCCATTGAAGAGCGGCTCAAGTCGAGCATTCGCTAAGGAGGATTTCGTGACCAACGAATCAACAGCAATAAAAACCGCCGAGCGCCTGCACCATCTCGTAAACCTCCCCTCCGATCTGGCAGAGGTGGAGCGCCTGAGGCTGATCGGCGTCGGCATCCATCGGCAGATCGCGGAGACTGACGAGCAGTTGCACGTTCTGGCGACGACCAGGACAGAGCTGGAGCAGGCGCAGCTCGCAAACTCCGAGGCGCTGCTTTCCGCGATCCAGCGCGTTGACGATGTGCTGGGGGCTTTGTACCGGCCTGCAGAGGTAGTTGTCGAGAACGTTGTCAAGGTGACGCGCACCAAAAAGAAGGAAGAAGCCCCGGCCCCTCCCGCTCAAAGGGAGGCTTCCACCCCCGCCGAAAAACACCCCTGCCACCTCTGCGAAGATGTCTTTTACCACAAGGTCGATCTGGTGAAGCATCTGCGCCTTAGCCACAAGCTCTCCATGGAGGAATCGGTTAAGCCTGTAGAGACCATCGAGGATCACGGCTTTAACACCGACGCTCGCAGGGCCCAACTCGTAGCCGAGAAGGCCGACCGGGATTCGAAGTGCGACAAGTGGCTTGACTGCGAGCATGCCAAAGCCTGCTTTGATCCTGATAAGGCCGCATTGCAAGGCACGTACTGTATGCCCAAAACCGCCCTCTCCCTCAATATCCACATCTGCGATTACTGCCGCGCCGCTCACCCTGGCTGCACCGATTGCTGCGACACCTGCAATACCGCGTGCAATTCCATTCAGGGTTGCCGCATGGCGGAGATGCGTGAGCAGTACGAGGCGACGGCGGAACCCAGGATACCGATTGAGGATTTCATCCAGGAGTACAAAGTCAATCATGGGCTAACTTACCAGATCGTCAAGGGTGGAGCTTCTTCACCGTCCGCCCCCTGCTGGAACTCCTCTTGCGCCTGGGCCGATCTCGCCCAACCTGACCACTGCGACGCTGACGGGCAGTTTCGCGCGGGGCGTCCGGTGGCCGAGTGCAAATGCTTCGTGAACGGCATCGGCCCGACCAAGGGTCAGGATGCGGCCGCCTGCTTCAACACGAACTGCCCTTCGAATGATCCGACGTTGCCGACTTGCTGCGAAGAGTGGGAAGAGGTGTGGGAGTGCCCTGAGGTGGTTACGGCGGGATGGGGGGCTGCGAAGGAAGCTGACGTGCTGAGCGGCAACGATGACGCCGCGCTGACCGACGATTTAACCCTGAGTCGCCACGAACCGGCAGAGGCGATCCTTCCGCGCGGTGAATTTAAAGCGGCAGACGTTCCCAAGGGCAAGAAGAAGCAGCTCGCAATGCTGGAGGCGCTCAGGGCGGATGTGGCCAAGCTGGTTGCGAGGCGCATCGATCTGTTCAAACGCGGCAGCGCGGCTGTTAGCGATTATGACAAGGGCATGGGGTATGACCTCGATTACAACCTGACGCAGAACAAGATCCAGCTCGGCTACGCGCTATCGCAATTCAACGGCCTGAACGAGTTGCTGAACCCTTCAGCTCCCGCCCCAGCAAGAGAAGTCGAAAAACAGGAAGCCGCACAGCCGGTGGACGAATCACCCGCGCAGGCCTCAGAAATCGTCCGCTGCGACAACCCCGCCTGCGAATACTCCGACCCGTCCGCTCTCGACGGCTGCTTCGTCCCGGCAGAAGAGCGCCACGGCAAGCCCCTCAACAAGTGCCCCAATTTCAAGGAGACCCCCGATGAGACAGCTACGCAGGAAACGGGACCGGAGAGCGATGAGACGGAACAAAGCGGCGCTGCTGATGCTGTTCCTGCTTCTGAACCGGTAGCCTTCGCCCCCCTTGACGCCCCCCTGGGCGACTGCGAACTCTGCCACGGCTACGGCGTTATCGACGGGGAGCTTTACGGCGAATTTGCGCTGGTCCCCTGCACCTGTGAGGCGGGGGAAAAAGTAGCCGGTCACGCACCTGAGGAACCGCTGCTCAAGTGCTGCCAGGATTGCAGTATTAAGGACCCCGCTTGTGCAGACTGCCACCTTCCCGACATGGAGTCGCCGTTTGAGGTGGAGGGAGAGCCCGTCACCTATCCGCCACTGACCGCCGAAAGGGCGAGCGCGGACGTGAACGCAATGCTCAAGCTCGCCGAAATCCCCAAGTGCGCCAACGGCCCCTGCACGGCGACCGGTAAGAAGCCGAAGGACATTTGCCTGCGCGTCCAGGGGAAGGAGTGCAAGAACTTTGTCCCGCTTGAAAAGTGCACTCACCACATGATGAAGCGGTCGACGGTCGACGGCGCCACCGTCTGCGACCTCTGCGGCTTCGTGCTCCACGAAGCTCCCAAGGTCGAGCCGGTGAAGTGCGGCAACAAGCATTGCAGCACCTACGACGCCTCCAAGAACAGCAACTGCGGCGCTATCGAGGACCTCCTGAAGACTTCCGGCGAGCAGCGGATGGCCTCGGGTTGTAAGGAGTACAAGCCTGTCAACCTCGCTAACGCCGAACCGGTAAAACCAACCCTCACCCCCATGCAGCAGAAGTGCACTCATCCGAAGGTATTCCGCGAACAGACGGAAGCCGGGGAGGTCTGCAAGGTGTGTAAGCTGGTTCTCTCCGGGGGGGGCAACCGGGACTCTTTTCGGCTAGAGGCTGAGGTATGGGATGGGGTGCGACACTGAGAAACCTAAGCGCCCTCGCCTGGCCGATCTGACGCCGGAAGAAAGGGAATACCGAAAATTCCGGACCGGCTACAGCTACCGGGAAGTGTCGGACATGCTCTGGTATCAAGATGAATGGCATCCGGCGCACCACGCCAGGCGGAGAAGCGCAGTGCTTGGGAAGTGGAAGGAGATCAAGAAAGAGATGTTCGAGCACTACCAGAACTTAAAGGCCAGAGACGAGGCGCACGATGTCCCATTCTGAAGTATTACGAAAAGCCTTGATGGAGATCGGCAACCTCCCTCTCGAATTCAACACGCGCGCTCGAGCACTCGCCCAGCGCGCAATCAATCGCACAGGGTACGCCGTCGACTGGCGGGACCCTCTCACGGATGAGCAAATTTACAAGGTCATTGACCGCGGCGGCATGTATGCCATGCCCGCCTACGAGGAGAGAGCAGTGAGCGCTGAAACGAAAGAGGCAGTAGAGTCCCCCTACCTCCCCCCCCCCGCTATCGAAATGATACCGGTGGAAAGCTCCAACCTGAAAGGCTTCGGCCACGACGGCGAGAAGACCCTGCGCGTCTGGTTCCTGAACGGGACCGCTTACGATTACGTCGGCATCGAGGAGGGCAAGTTCTTCGACCTGGTCAATGCTCCGAGCGCAGGGAAGGCTTATAACGCGCTGGTGAAGGAGACGGGGATTAAGGGGATCAAGCTGTAGCAGTTGCAATGCCGCTGCATTCCGCCCTCCGGGTGCAGCGGGTTTTTTATCTAACTCCAAAGGAGCTATGCCATGGGCATCTTAAGCAATACCGTCAACATCTGCCACTTCCGCGTGATGGGGGAATGGGCCTCAGATCTCGACTTTTACTTCGAAGCGCCGCAGCTGCTTACCCACAACCGCTTCAACTCCATCGATGACACCACTGACGAACTCTCCCTCGGATGGGTCCATCTGGACGATCCGAAGGCGAACAACTTCAACCCGCCCCACTGCTGGCGCGACCACTACCTCATGTTCTCGCTGCGCCGCGATCAGCGCAAGATTCCGGCCGCGCTCCTGAAGGAGCACATGGAGAAGGCGCAGGACAAGTTCCTGGCCGAAAATCCCGGATACACCCGCGTTCCGAAGTTGAAGAAGGAAGAGATCAAGGAAGCCGTCCGCCTCAAGCTGCTCGCAAAGACGCTACCCGACCCTAAGACCTATGACGTTGTGTGGGATACGCAGCGCAATCTGGTCACCTTCACCACTCTTTCACAGAAGACCGTCGAGCTTTTCCAAGACCACTTCAAGAAGACCTTCGAGGGACTGCGCCTTGTCGCCTTCCATCCCTACGAGCGCGGCATGTTGTGCCTCGACAGCAACGGTCAGCTTCTCCTCAGGCAGGCGAACAAGGCCGGCGGCGATAGCTACCTGGAACTGATCCAGGAAAATCAGTGGATCGGCAAAGACTTCCTGCTCTGGCTGCTCTATCAGACCATGAACAAGGCGTCCGAGTATCGCGTCAACCAGAACGGTCCCACGTTGAAAGGCGAGCAGTTCGTCGCCTACATCAACGACAAGGTGGTGCTGACCGGCGAGGGCGAAGGCGGGACACAGATGATCACCGTCAACGGTCCTCAGGATCGGTTTATCGAGGTCAAGAGCGCGCTTGGATCCAAGAGCATTACCGAGGCAACGATTCACCTGGAGGCTGCAGACGAGAGTTGGTGCCTGACCCTCAAGGGCGGCATCTTCCACTTCGCTTCTTTCAGTTCCCCCGCGGTGAAGATCGAGAAGGACAACACGGTCGATGAGCAGACGGAGCGCGAGGCGGTTTTCTTCGAGAGGATGGCGCTGCTGGAAAAGGGCCTGCAGCTTTTCGATTCCCTCTTCCACACCTTTCTGAATGCGCGACTTGGTGGCGACTGGGGCTTCATCTCGACTGGCATCAACGAGTGGGTGGGCGGAGATCAGTAATGGTCACCTTCTTCGTGCCAGGGGTTCCTATCCCCAAGGGGAGTGCCAAAGGGTTCTACAACAAAGCCCTCGGCCGCGTAATGATCGTCCAGGACAACAAGGAAAAGCAAGCACCCTGGGCGTCGATGATAGCCGTCGTCGCTCAGGAGTTTTTCTCTAAGCCTATCGAGGGGCCGGTGATGGTCAGCCTGGCCTTTAAGATGCCGCGCCTAAAGGGCCACTTTGGGAGCGGCAAGAATGCAGGGGTCTTGAAGGCTTCCGCGCCGATCTACCACACCGTAAAACCTGACGTGGACAAGCTGGAACGCTGCATCTACGACGCTCTGACAGGCATAGCTTGGAAGGATGACTGTCAGGTATCCGTGGTCGCCCACAAGAGTAAGAAATACGGCGACAAGCCTGGATGCTGGATCAAGATCAGTGAAATCAAGGAGGGGTTTTGATGGCGCCGGATCTCAAGCTTTTCACCTGCCACCGCCTAAGGGCAACCATCACAGAGCGCCAATGCGGGCTTAACCGCAACGGCTACCGGTCGAAGGGGCTGAACGTCGCCCCGATCATTTCATGTAAGGGCTGCTTCGGGCTGGGAGAGTCGGCGCAGATCCCGCTACCAAAGGAGGAAATTGTGAAAAAGAAAAAGATTGAATGCGGCCGGGATGGCTGCGGTTACGGAGTAAAGAAAGAGGGCGACTTCTGCAAGAAGCACCAGGAGCCCGTCACTATATCGGAAGAGAAGCAGCAGCGCGGGCTTGATGACGGGCCGCTGCTGCCCCGCAAGTACGCGTCTGACCTGTCCAGCGTTATCACTGACGCGCCGGTAAAGAATCAGGACGCCGAGATTGTCGAGCACAAAAGCATTGACGAAGCCACGCCGGAAGAATGGGACTCTGCAGCAGCGGCAGTGAGGGAAACCTCTGACCTCCAAATTTCGCCCGTAACACTTCCCGACCCTGAAAAGCAGACAGACCCCTGCGCCGAATCCGTTTCGCCCCTTTTCCGCCTGCTGGCGGTCGCCGTACCACCACCACCGCCCATGCCCCCCCTGTTCATTTGTGGTAACTCTCGACGCCTACCGATATTCGAAGTTTGTAGAAGCGGAGATCAACGCTGAGGATGTAGCGCGATTGGTCACCTATCTCCTCAATGGCGAGCTGCAGAGGGTTAACCGTGCTGCTAGTTAAGCCGGTGCCCTACAAGCACGATCCGGGTCACTCCCTCCCGCCGGAAGAATTCGAGAAGGCGGCGAAGGAGGCGACGCCAATCGACAGGATCAAGAGTCGTAGCTGCTGGCGGGAAAGCACGAATGACAGGTATCGGTTGGGTCGGAAATAGATTTTAAGGAGCGGGGATGAAGTGGTTTAAACACATGACAGACTCACAGGATGATGAAAAGCTGGCCGCAATGCTGGCTGAACATGGGGTTGCTGGCTACGGGTTTTGGTGGCTTGTTGTCGAACTCGTTGCAAAGCAAATTCCGAGCAAAGGGACAGAGGCGAACGTGACCTATCCTGTGTCATCCTGGCTCCGAATGACGGGCGTATATCACCACCGGAAATTTCGGATCTACGTTCAATCTCTGCACAATCTCCGACTAATCTCTGTAGTATCTCCGAACAATCTCTGTACTATCTCCGACCTATCCACGAAGGATCTTTTAACTATCTCTATCCCTAACATACTGAAATTTCGGGATGAATACTCAAAAAAATCCGGACAAAATCCGGAGAGTGTCCGGAGTAAGAAGGAGAAGGAGAAGGAGAAGGAGAAGGAGAAGGAGAATAAACCTATTACTGCTGGGGAAAAGGTGTTGGAAACGGGAGCAGAGGAAGGGTCGGCAACACCAGCAGCAAGCACAAAAACTGAGCTCGCGTTTCGTTCTGTTTTCGCTGAAAAGGAAACGCGAATCAGGGAGCTCTACCCTAACCACAACTACGAAGCGGAAATGGAGACATGCATCGCCCATTACCGCAACAATGCCAGCGCAGGGCTTGACCCTTACCAACTGATCCTCAAGTGGTTCAATCGGGCGCAGACTTCGGCGATCACCTGGCAGCGTGAAGACCCGATGGCGTTTTTGAAGGAGATGGAATCGACATGAGCGAGGAAATGGCAACACGGGCCGTCAAGGTTCTCGTCGAGAATTTCAAGCGGAACTTTCCCAAGGATGGCATGAAGGCGATCTGGTCGGAGTTGGTGAAGCAGCCGGAGAAGGCCATTGAGGCCGCAGTAAACAGTATCTGCCTCAACAGCAGTTACCTCCCGGCTCCCGCGATGCTCCTGGAAAAGGTAAAAACTGAAGCCAAGATGATGGCCGCGAAGGCCGCGAAGGAGCGAGAGGAGGAATGGGCCAAGGAGAAGGGCGGGGGCTCCAGGAAGGACATGGAGCACTCAGGCTCGATCTTCACGGCCGAGCAGCAAGACGCTCACGGCCGGCACTCGCTGCAGGCGATCCGGCTGATGTTGGGGTCGGCGTCGCGGAAGGACAAGCTTGAGTGCTTCAAGGTGATGGATCAGCAATACCCCGGCGTCGGATGGGCAATGGAAGGGATGAGGCTACAGAAGGAGTGGGAGCGACTAGACAAGCGCCCCCACTGGAGAGACGTGTCGGAAGCTTCGCCGCAGTTTCAGGCGAGTTATGAGAGGCAGCAGGCATAACGGTTTGGGAGTTGGCCCGGAGGGCCGAACGACGGGTTATGCCAAATGTTGGCAAGGGGGGGGTAAATGGCACAGATAGACAGGACGGGAGTGGTCAGTTTCGGGGATGCTACCTTGAGCGTGTGGGAGGAGGGGATTAGCACCGCTCGGGCCAACGGTGGGTTTAAGGGCGCAGCCGAATGGGAGCGGAGTTTCAAAAGACAGGTATTCATCCGAATTGTCCAGACTCTCAACCGCACCGGCTGGACCTGCGTTGTCCCTGAAGAGATGGTTGAGCAGTACGGTCTGTCATTCGCGAGGAATTACCGCTACTGCGTCAAAGGCAACCTTAAAGCCGCCCTTTCCGTCTCTGGTCGGTGCATCAAGCTTGAGATGTTCCAGAACGTAAACGCACCTGACAGGCCGGATCATGAAGGGCGTTACCAGTTCGACAAAGAGCGCCATATGCCTTACGTACTGCGCCTGGAGATGGAGAGGACGAGGAGAAAGATCAGAGCTTACCTCTGCAACGTCTTCGCCGGTTACACCTTCAAGGCTGACCGCGCCGACGGCCGGCAGAACAAGTGTGGCCCTGGGCACCTCACCAACATGGAATGGCTTGCTGGGCGATATGAGGAATGTTGGCATTTCAAAGGAGACCTGACTACCTACAAGATCAGCGACTCCAACCGCAAGTCTGCAGACGGTCAAGAACTCCAGCACGGCCAGCGTGTTTGGTTCTTTGACTGGAAGGGACGGGTGCAGACCGGCGTTGCCTACTACAACATCAACAACATGTGGTGGGTGCTCTGGGGTAAATATGGACATACCAACGAGGCTTCTTTTAAACTGTTCACGGCTCCCCCTGCCGATGTCAGGCGCAAGCAAAACGACAAACTGCGCGAAAAACGGCTGAAGGCGCTCATGGATAAGGCAGTAGCGGATATGAAATTTGAGAGGGCTGCGCTGCTTCGGGATCTTCTGTACCCGGAACGTGAGGCGGCATAACGGAACGGTCTTCGAGCTGTCGAAGACGAGCGAGGGGTTAAACCCTGGGAGGGGATATGACTAAAACTGAGGCGATGGAAAAACTGAAAGCTGCAGGGCTTAATGACGTGGCCACCGCCGTTGACACGGTGATCTCCGGGCTGGCAGTGGAGGTGCAGCGGCTGACGGCCCAGGTGAATGACCTGGAAAAGACCAACGACTTCAACGCAAAGCGCCTGCGTCGCCTCGCTACCCTAGTCGGCGCTTCCACGCCTGAATCGGATGAGACGCTGCTTGGCTGCGCGGGAACCGTGATCGGTTCCATTTGTCGCCAGGTTGAGGGACTGTTCAAACGGTCTGCGGACGGTTGGATAGCAACTAAAGACCAACTGCCGCAGGAAGGGCGGGAAGTGACAATCAGGATGATGCATGGGCAGATCCGCCAGGCCGTGAAGGATAAGGGCTACGCAGGCGGCTGGCGGCAACCAAACTGCGCGGGGTGGGAGATTGTCACTTGGCAAGGTGACATCATTACCCACTGGCGGCCCGAGATATTTGAGCGCCCGAGTAAAGACGGATATTGATCGGTTTAACTAATGATTATGCAATTCACCATGGTCACAAGGGATTACAGGAGGTTACGAAAATGGGTGACATCACCTACGCAGTTGAGCAGCGGCTTCGCTTCATTGATTTCCTCCTGCATCAGTACGGCACTTTGAACCGGAGCGCCGGGATGGACTATTTCGGTATCTCTAGTCCGCAGGCGTCAAGAGACATCCAGGACTACATTGCGATGGCACCTGAAAATATCGTGTATGACAAAAATGCCAAGATGTACCAGCGTGGTGTGAACTTCAAGCGGGTGTTCGCATGACGCCGGATTTTATCAATGCTTCTTTCGAGTTCATCGCCGCTTTCATGCTGGCTCGGAACTGCTGGTTTACCTACAAGGCGAAAGGGACTGAAGGGATCAGTATCCTGTCGAGTATATTCTTCGCGTCGTGGGGATACTGGAATCTCTTTTACTATCCGCACATGGGCCAGACCCTTAGCTTTGTGGCTGGTGTTCTGGTGACAACCATTAACACCGTGTGGGTATGGCAGATGATTTATTACCGGAGGGGGAATTATGCAAAAACCTGACAAGGTAGATGAGTGGAAGCAGGGCAGAATGAGAGGGTTTCAAGGCCTTGCTGGTGAGGAACACCGGGAAATCGAAAAACTGAAAGACCGGGTCGTGAAAGGCATGACTCCTGGTGAGGCAAGCCAGGCCGATAGAGCCGTTGAACAGCTCCATGCTGCAATACGAGCAAAGTTTCTGCGGAAGTGCGCGGAAGTAGAGGAATGTGAGACGGTGAAGCAGGTAGACCAGAAAGCCTGGTCTGCATAACGGTTTTCGAGTTCACGAAGTGCAACGAGGGGTTATCCCCTCCTGATCAACTACAAAGGAGAAGGACAATGAGCGTGATTGACAGGAAATTCCAGATTCAGGCAGTCAACCCGGTGAACGGCAAAAGATACGACGAAACGAATTCCCTTCTGCTCTGCGCAAAGGATGCTGCTGTACCTGCCGCACTGAACGCCTACTACAGCGAGTGTGTCAGGATCGGGGCCAACCATGAGCACCAAGAGAGCGTTTTGTTCCTCCTGGACCGGGTGATCGACTTTCAGAAAACGGCGGGTGGCGGGCGTACCCCTGATACCATCGGCGCGGAGATCCCGCGCTGCCTCAATGGCGAAGGGCTCGATGACCCGAAGCCGCAGGGCCAGTGGGCCATCGTGGAAATGTTCGGCCACCAGCGCGTTGCTGGTCTGATCAAAGAGGTTACTTTTGGCGGCTGCAACTTTGTCCGGGTCGATGTGCCACAGGTGGGCGCAACGCCGGCCTTTACCAAGATGCTCGGCCAAGGAGCCATCTACTGCATCAATTTCGTTTCCGAAGAAATCGCGCGCGGCTCGGCTCAGTATAACCGCTCTGTCCCGGTCCAGTCTTACGAGTTGCCGAAGGTCGCCTTCAGCGCAGCCGATGGGGAAGACTGGCAGGGATAACTAAGGACTATCCTGCCACTCTCTGGCGGCATATCCCCTGCCCCAATCACCCTCAACCCCGCGCCGGTAGCGATACGGCGCGGATAACGGAAAGAGGAAAAGCAGATGCCAGTAAAACCAAAACGCCCATGTAGCCAACCAGGATGCCGCGAACTGGTTGACAAAGGGAAGTGTCAAGCTCACCAGGTGAAAGCAGCCGAGCAGTCTAAGATAGAGGTCAGGCGCTACGACCAGCAGCGAGGGACGGCTGCGAGTCGAGGTTATGATTCGCGGTGGGCGGCTTATTCCCGGCAATATCGCAAGGAGCACCCGCTGTGCGTTGACTGTGAGGCGCGAGGCGTGCTAACTAGCGTGGAGCATGGCGGGCATGTGGATCACATTGTGGCGGTTAGTGGGCCGGATGATCCGCTGTTTTGGGAGCCGTGCAATCACGCCTCCAGATGCCAAAGTTGCCATTCGCGCAAGACGGCATCAGAAGACGGCGCATTCGGTAATGCTAGGGGAAAGGGTAGGGTGAGGGCTGATTGTGGCCTTGACGGGGTGCCTGTGGATCAGGGACATCATTGGAGGAAGGGGTAATGGACAAGGATTACAAAAAAGCTACCGACGTTATCGTTGAACACGCCGTAGCTTCGAACATGCATCCATTGGGCGTGTTAAGCGTGATGGCGCAGATCATACCCGAGGAACAAAGGGGCGCAGTGATTAAAGGCATATGCCACGAACTGTGGTTGCGAAGGCATACCTTGCCGTGGGCCATACCGAGGCCCGACACCGACCCTGCGTAGCGTTAATGAGAGAGGGGGGGCGGGTCAAATCTCTCCAGCCTCTTCGCTAAAGACT